GCACTAACAACAGCGATCTCAGCTACACCACCACTGAAGGGAGGGTAACTCTCTAAGAAAGCAAATCCATTATACTCAGGATTGGCAGTACCTATGACTGCACTAGTAGGCCTAACTTTGACTTGCACAGAAACTTTAGCAATCAAGATACCATAGAGGATTTCATCCACGTTTGATACAGCAAAATTCTGATTAAAATCCACAGACAAAGTCCAGTCAAGTAATCCAGCAACTCTTTGTCTAGTTGCAGTAGCACCAAGACCCATAGCACTAGCATCTAACAATTCAACTGAATAGGTAAGAGTCACTGCTCTTACCTGAGCACTTAACACTGTACCATCAATTTCTACTCTAGCATCTGTGAAAACAAAACCAGGCATTCATTATCTCCTTATAGAATAGCTACCGAGATTTGACATGTAAAACTAGGTGCAGTTCCTCCCACAGTCCTTACAATTCTGTAATAGGTATGTGTATTCACAAATGATCTTGAATACCTAGCACTTCCAGCAGCTGTTATCTGGGTGATAGGAACTCCTGAGGAACCCCCAATTACATCAGTAGGTGAAAGAAAAGTCGGACCAGAAGCAGATTGAAGTATAAGATCGAGAGTAGGACTTGTACCAGAAACCGCTGTGACATGGATGTCAAGGTAGGTTACCTTGGGTGCCGGCGCAGCCATATACAATACTGGGCCACCATTACCAGTAGTAGTAAGAACGCTTGGATTAGCGGTAAGACTTGCTCCTCTAAAAAGAGGTCCTGTACCTTCTCCATTGATTGAGAAGGCGAACAAATCACCTACTTGTCCACCCCTTTGAAATTCTCCCAAATCTAATCCAAATTGGTAAGTAATTGCACCTGTAGCTACATTTGATGCATTTGAAATGACAGTAGTAAGTACATCCTCAACTTTTGGAAGTGAATGAGAATGGGCATCCTGGGCAGAATCCCATATACCTGCAAAATTCATTCCGATAGTATGCAGGCCTGGCAATCTAGTTCTGTGGGCTACACCCAAATTACTGAATACTGTTCCGTCCAATAACTCTTGTCCAAAAGTAAGTTCAATTCTGTTACTATATCCCGTGTAGTTAAATGATCCAATGAATAAACCAACATTGGTCTGAACAAAACCAGCCATCTATTGACCTCCATTAGCACTTCGCTTTTCCATATACATATAATTACATCTTTTACATCTCCATCCTATATCACCCATCGTAGAACAATCATCTCTCAATTCAGATGGGTGTGTACAACTCTCACTGGTTGATTTGTAAACAACAACATCCGAAATTAATCTATCTAATTCTGTTTTGATAAAGCAAAGTCTATTAAAGAATTCTGCTTGCATTATCTTCTTCTCCTTGCCCTAGACTCGGATCTTTGTTGCATAATTTCTTGATCTCTCTTCTTTCTATGAGCTCCCAAATAGGCCCCATCCATTATTCTAACAAAATGTTGGAGCTCTTGGATTTCTTCATCATCATCATATTTATGCAGTCTGCAGAATGATTCAAAGTCAGTGATTGATATAGGGTTTAAACCCAATCCAGATGCACTTCTAGAAGAACTCAACTCCCAAAAAGCATCCCAAAAATCAATCATATCTGATTCAATAACCGGTTCTTCTGGAAATACCCCAGATCTTTGTTTTTTCACTTCTATAGCCTCTAAGAAGACGGAATTCACTACGTACCAGGATACTGCGGCACATAATCTTTTCCCAAGTCATCCATCTCAGCCTTTCTAAAATTCTCAACATCCGAAGCCAATTCATACAGCCTAGCTCTAAAGTCTGGATACTCAAGCAAGATTTCAAAACAAGTCTCTTGACTGTAATCAAGAGGCTTACCATCTTTATACAAATCACGCCAACCAAGAACAATAGTCTTAGACATCAACTCAGCTGTAATCTCATCCATTGTTCCTTCAGGGAGAAGATCATCATTCATCTGCCTACGAATACTCTTTGGCAATCTTCTTGCTGCTCTTCTCCAATTCACATTCTGCAATCTAGCAATCAATACTTCTCCAGGTTTGCCAGTCTCTAGTGCAAGCCAAATACCATCGGTCTCAGACTTCTTATTTGTAGCAAATTCCTTATGGATATCCATTCTTCATTACCTCTTTGAAAGAGCTATTGCGTTCTGCACACCGACTTTTGAACCAATTTGATATACACTATGTCTTTTTTCTACATCATCAGCATATGCCGAAGAATTGTAGATAAGGACTGTCGCATAAGGCTTCAAATTCTCCAATTTTAAGAGTTGATCTTGTTTATTAGATTCAATATTCTTTACAAAAGTACCTGGAGCAGTATGGGCTGGCTTATTCTCCAACATTCCGACTGATAAACCAACTGCAACAAAGTGATGAGAAGCATAAAATCCTGTCCGAACTGGGCTGCCATCAACTACTTCATTTAAGACACTGATAACCATAAGTTTGTGGAAAGCAACCACAGCTTTATCCACAACATCGGACATGATTTGATTTATCATCTCATCAGTGAATAAATCAGCCACCCTCTTGATACCTCATTACATAAGCCAAATCCCACAGGAATCTACTATTATCATCAACTGCTACAAATTCTGGTTCGGATTGAAGTGGCTCCACATCAAGGTAACCAGTAATCTTGGCTGCTCTCAAGATATTAAGAATGCTTAGAGCCATTGCATGGCCAACGTCATACTTTCTATTTCTTACCCTGATGAAAGCAATCGGGGATCTGATCTCATATGACAGTCCCATTATTCTATCTGGAATTCTGCCTCCTCGTGTACTAATGAACACAGCGTCATCAGGAACCCCCGGGTCAGCATCTCGAACCGGTCCAGTAAACAGGTTGACTCCTTTAGTCAAACTGATGCTTTGGTCGTTATCGAGGAAATTTGTTAGATCTCGGTCGATACGAGGCACCTGATTTCCCCAGTTTAGAGAAACACAACTCGTTCAAATCTTTCGCCGTTGACATCTGGTATCTTCGAAAAAGATATTACTTCTCTTGCATCAGCCTCATCCCTAGGATCATCAAATGTGGAAGTGCCCAGGAAAAGATAACTGCCTTCTTGAATATCTTGATCCACAAAAACTTGTGATTTAGCTATCTTCTCTTCTCCTGTTATTGATATGATGACTTGTTCCTCATCCTCCCACCTGACGGGAATAGTGATTGGAGCCTTATAATACACTTCTCCATTATCATCTATACCATCTCTTTTCCATAGAGTAGCTGTTTGTGTAAGTTTCTCTGTTAACCAACTCATTCTTCATCCAAGTATTCTATGGGATCGAATATAGCTTTCTTCCCAGTGATCTTAGCAGCTAGTGTTCCAGAAGTGTCAAGAATAATGGCTTGTTGACCATATCTGGTATGATTCAACCCAAGTCCATACTGTCCACCAAACTGGACATTTGATCGCCCAATTCCCTCACCAGATTTCCTAGCCCTATCCTCATTGATTGCTACAAGATGGGCAGCCAACCATCTTTCAATTTCCTTAAGCCTTGCTACACTTAACCCTTTGTCATTCAAGTCTTCAGTCACAATAAGATCAGCTGCTGTGATGAAGGCTGTCAAATCAGTTAAAGAGGTACTGATAATCTCTTTAACCTCTACATCAGTGACAAGGGGCATAGTTTACTCCTCAGCAGTGAATAGCTTCCTTCTCTTTGACCTTTTCTCGGGCTCGTCCTCAGTCTCTTCTTGGTTTTCAACTGCAGGTTCAGGTTTACTCACATTTTCATCCACGAGTTCGAACTGATCAAGACTAACGTATTGCTCTTCCCTTTCAAAGATCTGTCCAATTTCTCCTTTAATCATTGCTCCTTTGTTATCATGATAGTAGAAATTACCAGAAACCAGTCTGTATTTCTTAACAGCCATTTTTATTCATTCCTTACTACGACGGGGTACCTTTACAAATTCCAGACCGACCATCATAGTCAGCCTTAACTCTGGGAACCATCACAGCTAGCACTTTGAAATGGGCCATAAAACCGCCCTCAGATTCCCACTGTACAGTTTGAACCTGTTCACCAACAACTAAATCCACCACGTCTGAAGTCATTTGAACCATCAAAGTTGTATTAGCAGGAAGAAAGTCACAAGGTCTAACAGCTGTAACTTTATCAATGGCCAAAATTCTTTCCAAGATTGTTCTATCAGATTCTCCTTTAAAGTCATTCTGGATGATCACCCAATAATTGCCAGGAACATATAGTGTATAAGGACCAAAGTAGTTATCAGCATGTAGAGCTGTGATCATCGACATCACATCGGTAACGATCTCTACGCCAGTCTTAGTCGGGTAACT